AGGTTTATCTGCCTTAACATTAAGCTGCTGAATAAAAAAGAACAAATGAAGAGTTGGCGCAAACTACAAAAGGAATTATATCTGATAATTGATCCAACGATTGATTTTCAGATTCACTGTGTCGCTTATCCGATGAGAAGTCGATATGGAAATACAGCACTTCCTCGGTACTGGATTACACTCGGGAAGGAGATAATATTTGATTATCCGAAACAGTTTGTATTGGCAGATGGAACTGTTAGGAATTATGATCCGGATGGAATACATCAAATTTATCCTTATACGACCGATGTTTCCGATATTTCAAACTTGATTCGTGATTATATTGACACTCCTGTTTCAGAGATTGTCACCAAACATTTTGAAAATGACTATTGGGGCTTGGCAAATGTACTTCGTGCAGCGGACAGGCGTATCGGACAGCGTAGGTTGGATAGTCTACGTCGAAAAATCAAAAATCAAGCGGCTCAAAAAATATTGGAACTAAGAATTAAACCTACAGCAGCTAACAAACAGCAGACCGACTGAACAAGCGGAACAATGCACCCCATTATCTTTTAAATAAATAAACAATAAGCAATGAGAAAAACGAATTTAGCCATCATGGCATTCTTGAGTTACAGCCTGTATGCGGAGGCGCAACTCAATATCGTGACTCGGAAAAGTGGCATGAAAGAGTACACGGTGCAAAACGCACAGCCTTACGACAGCCTTACGAACGTGGAAGAGCGAAGTTTTGCCGCCCTGCCCGGACAGACCCTCTACATGCACGGGGCAAGGAATGACAGCCGGGGTTATTACGACACTTTCTTCACGGGCAACTTCCTTGTCGGGAGCGGGAGACAGGTTTACAAGGA